CGGGGAACATCCGCATCGCCCAGGTGGCCCGCCTGGAGCCGCTGGGCATCCAGCTCCTCGGCGGTTCCGCCCCCGGGTGCATCACCGCCTCCGGAGCCAAGACAAAGTTTCGGCCCAAGTTCATGGCCAAGGTCCACGACGTGGGGCCCGAGGTCTTCATTCGCCCGGCCACCCGGCGGGAGATGGTGCTGGGGATGGCGCTGCCGTGAGGGGCCACGGGAAGGTCATCTGCCGGAAGTGCGGGGCGATCGTTCATGAATGCCGATGCACGAGCCCGGATGCGAAGCTGGTCAGGTACGTGATGTGCCAGGCCTGCGAGGAGAAGCGAGAGCAGGAGGAGACGAAGATGGCGGACGAGAGCGAGATCAAGCCTGGCGACCTGGTGTGCCTCAAGGGAACGAACACGCCCAAGATGGTGGTGGGCGTCATCCTGGGTACGGACGGCACTCTAAAGGCCGAGTGCTGGTGGTCGGATGCGGCGTCGTTCTACGCCAACGGCGGTCCGATGGTGACGTCCCTGAAGAATCAGGACATCCCGGTCGCCGCCCTGGTGAAGGCGTGACCGTCAAGGAGGCCCTGGACTTCCTGGCGGTGATCTCCCGCCTCATGTGCGCCCTGCTGGGCCACTACTTTGCTCTTCCGCCGGGCGTCCTAGCCTTCACGCTCCCCGCCCGCTGCTGCAGGTGCGGTAAGCTGGTCGAGTGAGCCAGAAGTACCCGCATCCCAAGGCGCGAGGGTGGCGCTACTGGGCCGACATGGTGGCTAGCGGTTTACGCGGCATGGTCGTACCGCCTCACTTCTTCGGCCTAGGCTGGCCCACATCGACCCGCCGTCGCTGGGCCCAACTGGTCGGGGTCAAGATGCGGCGAGAGCTGCCCCACCCGCGCCCATGGGAAGGACCGCGGTGGCCGTTCGAGGGCCTGTTCAGGACAACGGCAGAGCCCATGTTGACGTCGAGCTGGTTGGGTCCGTGAGCGCGCTCGATGACCTCTACGCCGACGTAGAGCGGCTGGTAGGGCTGACCGATGCTGGCTTCAAGAAGCCGGTGGCGCCCCCGCCAGACACCCGCCTGGTCTTCACGGCCGAGGAGTTCTGCGGCACCCACTCCGACCAGCTCTCCGCCATCAAAGACCGAGAGCAGTTCCAGCACTGGCTGTGCGCCCGTCAGGCGGGGAAGACCTGGGGGGCTGACGGTGCGATGTTCGAGAACGCCCAGAACTACCCCCGCTCCCTCAATGTGCTCCTTCACCTGACGGGCCCGGCGGTCAAGATCGCCAACTGGGTCCCGGTGTGGCAGCAGGGCTTGTGCGAGCGCTACGGCATCCCCGAGCGCTGCCACAACCAGGGGATGATGATCACCACCTTCCCCAACGAGGCCCGGGTGATGTTCGCGGGGACGGACGACCTCAAGCACGTCAAGAACTTCCTGGGGAACCGGCTCGCCAACGGGATCATCTGCATCGACGAAGCGCAAGACCAGCCCCCCCATGTGCTGGAGTACATCCTCAAGGTGATGTTGCCCCCCATGCTCACCCCCACCACGCGGGTGATCCTGCTGGGGGTGCTCCCGGACATGCCGGTGGGGAAGTTCCTGGACCTCGCCGCCTACGACCCGGAGAGCAAGACCGGGGGCAAAGAGGGGTCGCAGGCCTACAGCCATCACGAGTGGGCCCGGGCCGCCAACATCCACACTCCCGAGGCGATGGCGCAGCTGCACGAGTACCTGCGCAAGCACAGCATCAGCATCGACGACCCCCAGATACAGCGCGACTGGTTCCGCAAGCGCATCTGGTCCACGACAGTCGGTGCCTACGGGTACTACGCCAGCCGGAACGCCTATCAGCCGGCTTGGCCCAAATGGCTGACCGAGCTCTACGCCACGTACTCGGCCGGGCCGGCCGCTGGCCCGCATCTCATCCCCTACGCCCACCCCATCCAGACGGACAAGGAGGACGGCGCACGCTTCGGCCTGATGGCGGCCGAGCCCCCGCCCGGGGTGAAGTTCTTCGCCCTGGCGCTGGACCCAGGCGGTGGTGACCGCTGCGCGGTGGAGGGCTGGGGGTGGGGGACGGACTCCCGGGACGTCTGGCACCTATTCGACTGGTGCTCGCCTAGGAACGCCAACCTCACCACAACCCCCATGTACTCGGTCCTGGGCCTGGCCTACCGGGTGTTCCTGGGCTACGCCACCCAGCGGGGTGGGGCCTGCTTTCCCCCGCGGCAGGACACCCAGAGCCAGCAGGAGATCGACAACCTACAGAAGGACTTCGGGATCCCCCTCGTGAAGGCCGCCAAGAAGACGGACCTGAAGGGCCAGGTGGAGCGCAACCGGGACCTCCTGCATGAGGGCCGGGCCCACATCATGGCGGGAAGCCCGCTCGAGCAGGACTACCAGCGGACGAAGTGGGACCCGGACGCGCGGGCCAAGGGGATCTACCGCTGGCCTCGCGGCGCCGGTCACCCGGACCCCTCGGAGGCCGGCCGCTACGGCTTGGGGGACTACTTCGACGCCTTCGAGGCCCAGCCCGAAGAGCCGAAGACCGACATCGAACGTCACCGGGCCGAGGTGAAGGCGGCCCTTGCGGAGGTGCGGGAGCGGGACGAGGAAGACGAAGACGGGACGCGCGGGATGGGTTGGGGGTAAATTTACAGACAGTCCTCCATCAACCCGACGCCTGACCGGCGTCACTGCGGGGTGGGCCATCGGCCGGCCACCTGGCTCATAACCAGGTTTTAGGCGAGTTCGACTCTCGCCCCCGCAACTGGAGACGCCGCGGGAGTTCGCTTCGCGCCCGCGGCCGGGATGTGCGGCCCGCCCGTCCTTTCACCCCGTCTCCCCGGGGTCAATCCGCATGGAGAGCCGGGACCGCCAGCGGCATCTGGCGGGTAGTTCCTCCTCTCGGGGACACCGGGCACAAATCCCGGCACCTATGAGTGCCGCCCACCGTCGTAGCCCTACCTGACCCTGTTCAGCTGGCCGCGGTCCTGAAGGCGGCTCGCGAGAATGGCGTCACCCACCTGCGGGTCGGCACCTTCGAGTGCGACATGGCCCCCTTGGGCGTGGTCGAGGCGATCAACCGAGTGGCGCCGCTGCCGGCGGACCCCTTCGACACCATCCGCCAAGCTGCGGCCGGCGGCATTGGGGCGGCCGATGCGGCCCGCGCGCGCCAGGCGCAGGCACTGGCCGGTGGCGAGAGCCGGCCGGACATCCTGCAGGCCCTGGCGGACGGTGCCCGACTGGTGAACACGGGCGACCCCACCCAGGCGTAGCCCGTGAACCAGGAGATCACCCAATGGACCACCGGGCGCTGGTGGGACTCTGACGAGGGATCCCTTCCGACCGCCCTGGCCGGCTGGGCCGCCTACCTCGAGAGCTTCGACTTCGAGCGGCGCACCAAGAATCTGGTGTACGCCCGTCTCGCCACCAACCGGGACCTTCCGAACATCTACGGGCTGGCCCTCACCCGCTCGTCGATCTCGGCCCTCGACTTCCGGGAGTGGAAGGCCCCCGTATTCAACGTGGTGGGGTCCTCGGTCGAGACCCTCACCAACAAGGTGGGGCGAAACAAGCCCTGGATCCTGTTCCTGACGGACGGCGGTGACTTCTCGGCCCGCATGACGGGCAAGAAGAAATCCCGCTTCATCGACGGGGTATGGCACGAGACCCAGACCTATCGCCTCTCCCGCCAGATGTTCACCGACGCCCTCACCTACGGGGACGGGTTCATCAAGGCCAGCCCAAGCGCGGACGGCAAGCGCATCGTCCATGACGTGATCTTGGGGGACGAGCTCCTGGTGGACCCCTGGGACGCCCTCTACTTCGGGAAGTGGCCCCGGTCGCTGATCCACCGGACGTTCATGTCCAGAGGGGAGTTGCTGGCCATCTACGGGGACGACCCCGAGATGCGCATGGCCATCGAGACCGCCCCCGGCTCCTTCCAGGGCCCAATGTGGTTCGGGATGACGTCCTCCAGCCACACCAGCATGGTGGCCGTGCTTGAGGGGTGGAAGCTGCCCGAGCCGGACGGGACTCCAGGCCGGCACGTGCTCACCATCTCCGACCGGATCGCCTTGGTGGACGAGAAGTACACCCGCAAGCGCTACCCGTTCGTGAAGCTGTCGTGCGTCTCGGCGGGGCGGGGCTTTTGGAACATCGGGATCCCGGAGATCCTCGGGTCCTTCCAGGCGAACATCAACAAGACGCAGCAGGTCATCGACCAGTGCCAGGATCGCATGGCCGCGGGCCGCTGGCTCGTCCCCACCGGATCTGGCGTCACGGACGACGCCCTGGGGCGCAAGGCCGCCGGGATCATCCGCCACCAGCCCGGCATGCCTCCCACGTTCATCACCCCCCAGGCGGTCCCGCCGGAGCTCTACCGGCACCTGGAGGACACGATCGAACGGGCCTACAAGCGGGTGGGGATCTCCGAGCTCGCCGCCCAGGCCATGAAGCCAGCCGGCCTCAACAGCGGGGAAGCCCTGCGCGCCTTCGAGTCAGCCGAGAGCGAGCGCTACGTCACCCTGGGGATGCAGCTGGAAGACGCCATGGTGGACCTGGCGGAGCTGGACCTCGAGCTGGCGGCGGCGATCCAGCCGCGGGTCAAGGCGCCATACCGGGGCGGGATCGACGTCATCGACTGGAACGACCTCAAGGGCCTCAAGGACGACAAGGCGATCTTGAAGGCCTTCCCGGTCTCCAGCCTCCCCACCTCCCCGGCGGGGCGTCTCCAGCGGGCGGCGGAGATGTTCCAGACGGGTCAGATCTCGAAGGACGATTACCTCCGCCTCATCGACTACCCCGACACGGATGCCGTGATCGAGCTGAACACCGCCAGCCGGGACGCCATCGATTGGATGCTGGATCGGATCGTCGAGGATGGAACCTACGAGTGCCCCGAGCCCTACATGGATCTCAACATGGCCATGACGGTGGCGCAGAACCGCTACCTGCGGGAGCGGATCCAGGGGTGCCCCGAAGACCGGCTGGAAGACCTCCGCCGCTTCATGGAGTCGTGCAAGCAGCTGCAGGCCAAGGCCCAGGCGCCAGCGGCAGCGCCCCAGATCAACCCGGCCCAGGCCCAGGCGGCTGGCCTTCCCCCGCCCCAGGCCCCCGTCATCGGCACCCCCACCCCGGGCGGGCCGGAAGCAGGTACCAGCCAGATGCCCGTCGCGGCATAGGAGATCGTCATGGACGAGAAGCTCAAGGAACGAGTCATCAGCGTGGTTCGGCAGGCTGTGCGGGATGCCCGATCGGGCGACTTCAAGCTGGA